GCCGAGAATTTGAGTGCCGCCGCTGACGGTGAGGTTGCCGCTCGTCGTCCAGTTGCCGCCCAGATAACGGCTGCTCGGCACATTCCAACTCACCCCAGAAGTCCAAGTGATGTTGGCCGCGTTGCCAGAGGTGTCGTACCAAGTCAGCCCGCCACCAGCCTGACCAGCGTCGGGGGCGAGGAGGAGGCCGACCTGAACAAACGTAACGCTAGTGATAGTGGCAGTTCCAGAGGTTGCATTAAAACCAAAAGCAACGCTGTCATTAGCAGTAAACTCAAAACTCCCAGCTCCAGAGGTAAGGGTTTGAAGTACCGGAATAGCAGCACTCGTATTCCCAACCTTTACGGTTCCAGTAAGAGCAGTGACATTGTAAGTAACTCGATAGCGTTTTCCTGCGACAATCGTTCCGCTGTTCAGAACGTATTGACCCGAAGTCAGCGTGATCGTCCCGCTAGAAACACTCCCAGTCTTTAAGTTGTACCAAGAATCGCCTGTAATGATGTTGGTATTGCTTGCCGTGTTGTAATCCGCCCCAGCAGGCACGCCCGACTCGTACAACGCGACCACCTCGGCGGCGGACAGGGCGCGGTTGTAGATGAGCGGAACAATCGCTCCGTTTAGGATGCTGGCATTGGTGTTTGCGCGCAGTCCGATTCTGTCGATTGCCGACGTAATGTTTTGAGAATCAAAGCCCGACCCAACGGAAACGCCATTGGAATAAAGCGTGACCGTTCCTCCGGTGCGGCTGGCAACCAACAGATTCCATTTTCCAGCTACCACCGTTCCAGCCGATGACGTAGCCCGAGCAACAACATTGCTCCACCATTGGAAGGTTCCATTACCCACCAAATACATGAAGGCATTGTCTGGGCCTGCCGTGGAAGAGCAAAGATAGGCAGAAGCCAAAGACGATTGATTTACCCATGCCGCAAAAGTGAAATCGGCACTTCCGAACGCAGGAACGCTCGCCACCGTAGCGCCCGCCGTCCCATCAAACACCAACCCCTGACGCGCCGCACGCGCCGCAATGGACGACTTGGCGCTGGGACCGGACGAGCCAAACGTGACATCCCCAAACGTAAGATTGGCCGTCTTGGCGTTCAGCTTGCGCGTACCATTGGTCGTTCCGTCGATGGCAATGTAGTCATCCGACGCGAAGTCGGTTGCCGTGGTCGGAAGGGCGTTGATGCGAATATCGGCCATGTTAGGAAATAGCTATGAATTGATTGGAACTGTTATCAACATACCTGTCACCAGCAGAGGTGATGAGTCCGTAAACAACATCAGGCTGCGTAGCGTACTTCTTGCTCATCAAGACAACACTCCACAACTCCCTGTCTGAAAGCTCAGGGACTACGCCGCGAGACGACGTATACTGACGAGACAGGAGTGGAGTATCGAACTGCATTACAGGAAGTTAAGTTCCTGAATCTCGCACACCACATCCGTAGAGTCATCACGGATGGCCTTGGCATTCAGGGCAAGCTGGCGGGTGAAATAGGCCGTACTGCCATCAGGATACTGAAACCCAAGGGAGGTCGTGGGGCTCGTAGCACCATCCAGCGTAACGCGGGCATTGGCACCCGTAAACTGCACAAACACATGGGTCGTGTTCGTGTTCAGCGTCCAGTTGATGATGTTCGCAGCCGTGCTGCTAATCGTGCGCTGGGTGTGAGTCGTCCCAGTCTGGGCAATAGCCTGAGACGGGGTGTTTACAATCTTCGCGTTAGCCATGTTAGTAGGAGAATTGAGAGAAGGTGACGTGGGCCACTGATCCGCTGGTTGACTTCATTTTAGCAACACGGGTTGCTTCTTTCGACCACCAAGCAGTGTAAGGGACAATTATGTGGTGCCCGTTCGTAGGGGAAGGGGTTGATCCATCGAACGTAACATAAAAATCCCCACCAGTTACGGTGATGTAACAACAAGTGGTTTTGTAATCTAAAGGAGTCGTAAACTGATAGGTGGTAGAGCTATTGACATCAAGCGTTTGACCGGGATACCCATCGTTAGGTACAGGATAAAGATTAACAACGTAGCTGTTCATTAGTTGCGGCGGAATGAACGGCTAATGTGAGTGCTAATACGATGGGCTGCAATACCAACCGAACGGGTAACATCAACCTCCGAAAGCGCCTGTTGCAGAAACTCATCGGCGTTCTTATCCTCAAGGGAAGCCACGTCGTTCTTGCCGTCAGCCCTTAGCCAATCGGCATAAGACCCATGGCAGATGTAGTCCTGCCATTCCTCTGGAATGTTGGTAGAAATGGCCGTATAAGGCCCATTCCAGTCCTTCCGGTAGGTGACATAGGCTGAGGCCGTAGAGGCCGTAGGATCGCAAATAACGGACGCTCCAGCGCCCGTCACATAGAACTCCAACTCCACAGAGGAGTAGTTGTAGAAAGGCTGATACACCTTATGGACCCGAATAAACTGGTCTATGGTGTTCAACCCAACCTGCGTGTAGGGAATCGTATTGCTGTTCCAAGTAGCCGTGCCATCCCCCGTACCTACTCCCGTAGCTACAAAGGTCACCCCAATCGTATTGGAGGCCGCGCCTACCGCCACCCAATTCGTCGTACCCACCGTAAGGATGGTGTAGGTGTAGCCGGTAATCAGGGCCGTAGCATTAACGGTCGTAGACGTAAAACTCCTAAGCTCTCCAACCACCAACCACCTAGGCCAGAAGTCAGTAGCCTCATAGGCCGTCTTTGCCCGCTTGTTTACATACTGAAGGATTTGCGTCTGGGCATTGGCATCCGGACTCGGGATGCCAGCCAAAGCCTTAATCCGGTTGTAAATGTCTGTGTAGGTTACGTCGCCCATTAGATTTTATTGGGAGCCAAATGCGGGAAACGCTTCTGGTAATCCTTGATGAATCCCTTGTCGTGCATGGCCTCATGCCCATACTTTCGGCGCATATTGAACCACTCAAATCCCGGGGTTACAGCCAGACAACGTAGGTTCTTAAACCCAAACTTCTGATTGTCCTTAATCTTTTCGGCGTGCTGAGCGCAAATCTTCTCACGCTCGCCTTCCCAAGCTTGCTTAAGCTTGATGCCGGTCGTGATTTCCCGAATCAAAGCTCGGTCAATCTCACCGTCCGAGTACCTAGGGAGTGACGTGATGATGTGCATAAAAAAGCCCGTGCGGCATTGTACCACACGGGCTCTTGTTAGGTGTTTAGGCTAATCAGGTGACAGCCGTGATCTTGCCGTGGGCAAGGGGGCTGAAGACCTGAAGCGCAATCGCGCCGTCAACGAAGCCACGCTGACCACCGCCCTGATCCGGAACGCGGGTCGAGCCAAGGCTCATCAGTTCCGCAACGCCGATGTAATTCGGGTTGAGGATGTAGCCACGGGACGAATCGGGCAAGCACGCGGGGTTGCCGTTGATCACCGTGATGATGCCGAAGTCGGAATCATAGGTGTTCACCGAGAGCGTGATCTCCTTGTCCGTCGCCATCTGGTTGACGTGATAGACGTTCTCGTTGGTGTTGTTGTCCGAACGAGCGAAGCCCGACACGGTGCGGCGCAGGGTCGTGCCAGCAACGAGCGACAGGGCATCCACCGTACCCGTCTGGGTGAAGATAGAGGCGATGAGGCCGTTGAAGACATTCTCCGTCAGGGTCGTACCGGACGAGTTGATCGAAGCAGCCGGGGTACGGAAGTTCGACGGAACGTCGGCGGGACCAGCGGAAGCGATCCAGTTGCCAAGGCCACGGGTGACGTAGCGGGTCGAAGAACCATCCTCAACGGAACGGTCCTGATCGCCGCACAGCGTCTTTTCCATGTCACGCTTGATTTCGCGCACGGACTTCGCCTCGGCCTCAGCGATGCGGGCCGGTCCAACGGACTCAACCGCATTCTGAAGCTGGCTCACCATGTAGTCACGGCGGAACAGCTGGATGTAGTTACCCAGACGAGCGCGGCCAGCAAACTTGTCCGTGTAGGTGGAGATGTCCGAACCTTCCTGAATACCCGTCGAGGACGGGGTAGCCAGCACGTCCACGGTCCACTCATTGTAGGTAGCCGTAGCCTTGCTCTTGTTGGCCAGCGAGAGGATCGGGGTCTCCTCGGGAGCCAGAATGGTCAGAACGTCAGTAAGGTCCTCGCGGTTGGAAACGCCAGAACCCGGATTGGTCACATTGTAGGTATTGGAAAAAGCCATGTTAGTTAGAGTTTAGAATGTTGAAGAGCGCGGATTGCTTTGAAGTCCTTGTAAGAACCAGTCTTTGAAAACCGGCTGGAAAGGTCATTCAGTGCCTTCGACTGACGGGCCTCAGGCTTTGAGGATTCTGCGCCTTGGCTTACCACAGGAGACGGGGGAGACATCCGGGCCGCTGATTTTGTATCAACGGGACGGCGTGCATACAGGCTGTTAGCCGCATGGGCAAGCAGGTAGGGTAGTTGCGACGCAAAGTCGGGAGCAGCTTTCTCCACGGCTTTGAATTTAGGATCGTTCAGCAACACCTCATACTGCTTGCGGACATCATTGTCTTCTCCCTGTAGCCAAGGAAGCTCTGTCTTAGCTTTCTCGCCTAGGACCTTCTTAAGCTCGGCACGGTTTTTGTCGGCCTGAATCTGTTTCCCTTGATCAGGGATATAGACATCACGGGCCTTCCGAGCGCGCTTAACGACTTCCCTAAGCTCACGCTTGGTGTATTCCCTGCCGTTTTCGTTTGTCACAACGTCTTCGGCAGCGAGGTCTTCGGCCTTGTCAAGCCGATCCTCTGCCCATTCCATCACCTCGGTAAGCTCTTGATATTTAGCATCAAGGTCTTCCTTGGTGGTGATGTTGGCGTAGGGATTGTCTTTCACCTTCGCCTCGAATGAGGACTCCTCGCGCTTGGCAATTTCTGCTTTAAGAGCAGCCAGTTGTTCTTCGGCAGCTTTCCGCTTGGCCGTCAGTTCCCCGAATCGGGCGACCGCCTTGCTGCCGAGCTTCTGGGACAACTCCTTAAGCTCCGCTTCACTCATGGATTCCAAGTCGTAATCCTTTGAAAGAACCTTTTGTTCCTCCACGGGCTTGGTTTCCTCGGGAACAGGTGCGGGCTCTTCTTGCTTCACCTCCTCCTTAGGCACTTCAGGCTCGCTGGGAACTTCCTCTTTTGGCTCCTCCTTTGGCTTCTCGGGCGGATTTTGCGCCTTCGTAGCCTCCGTCATAGCCTTGTATCGCCTAGCGATTAACTCGCTACTTGATAGATTTTTGACCACAGGGGTTTGGGCGGCTCCTGCGTTAGCCGTTTGGACTTCGTTTGACATTATGGGTGCCGTCTTTACGCCACGGGCATTGCGAAGCCCGCAGTATACACCCTAGGGGACTAAGCCCCAATTAAGACGGTAGTCCCTGCTGCTGCCTAAGTGCCCGCAAAAGTAGAAGCTTCTGGTAATTGCACAGATTCAGAATCTCGTCATACACCTGAATCTTGCCGCTAATCTCACGCAAACGCCCTTCAGGGGCACGCTGGAGGCTAGCAATGGCCACTTCCCGTCCAGCCGCCACCCAATCAAGGAAGTCAAGAAACTGCTCCCTTTCCCCAAGGAACTTCACCTGATCTTCAAGCGGGTGCTTCTTGTTTCCAAATAGATTCATTGATTGAGCGTCTGGGTCTGCACTCCACCCATCTGGGCGGGAGCCGTACCCAAACGACCAATCTCAGCATTCTGCTGCTGAGTCAAGGCAAACTGGTATTGAGCAGCGTACTTCTCCAGACGGGTACGGAACGCCTCATCCTGCTGGAGACGGGCCGTAACATCAGGCTGTGAGGCATACTGCTTGATCACCTCAAGGGCAATCTGCGCGCCGTTGGGACGAGCCCCTACCTCAATGCCAGCGTAAATCTTAGCGAGGTCTTCCGTAACCATCTTTACGACCTGCTGCTGAGCCTGTTCCGCAGGTTGCAGGAAAGCGTCCGCCATGATCGGATCAATCTGCGTGGCGCTCATCTCAAGCAGAGCATCCACATTGATTCGGCCATTACGATCCAGTTGCAACAGATTGACAAACTGGGAAAGCCTAGCCTCCACGGTTTCCGGATCGTTGTTCAGGACATCAAAGCTAATCTTGATGTCGAAGTCCTCATCCGGATTGCCCTTGTCAAACCGCATGGGATCGGCAACTCCCGTAACGCGGAAGAACACTTGGTCAGGACCAAACCGCTGATAGGACTTGAAGCACATCTTCAAGACCTCCTCCGCGTGATGGAGGAACTTGTTAACAAAAAACTGCTGCCTAATCTGACCAATGGGGTTCTGGGCGTTCAGTCCAACAATATTATCCGCAGCCTCCACCATCGTCTTCTCCATCTCAATGGAGCCCGGATTGTACGGAGGGGTAGGCCCAAAGCTAATCTCTCCAGCCCGACGCACAGGGATGAATCGTCCCGGACCGTAGTCCGTGGGAGGATTGCCCGGAAGGTGCATGATCGGCGGGAGGGTAGCCAGACTGTTTCGATCAATGCGGCTATCCCGCTCAGCCTTCACCTGATCCTGCGGACCCTTCAGCATATCCGTGAAGGTCTGCACCTCATACATCCGCTTGCTGTCCTCAGACAGACGGGTTACGACGAACGGATAATCGTTATAGCCGTTGAGCAGTTCGTTCTTGGCGTATCCCTTAACATCTCCCATCCCCGTGAACTTGGGGTTGAAGATGGTGGAGTAGATGCCTTCCGAACCGTCATCCGGATCAATCAGACGCTGGAAGCCGTAGATGACTTCAATTAGCTCAGAAGCGTTGTACTGCTGGCGATAGCGGGCGTAGGACGTTCCACGGGTTCCGTAGACGTTCTCAAGGTTGTAAGTGTTTACACCCTTACAATGCTTAACGACATACTCGCACCACTCCATATCCCAGCCATCAGAGGCAGCGCGGGAGAGGACTTCCTGAACCGTAAGGAAGGTGCGATAGAAAACAAACGGAGCCCGCTGGGGATTAATGCAATAGGACGGGAAGAACACATCCCCGTCAGGCGCACAGGTCTGGATGAATGGACGATCAACAGACAAACGGCTAACAGGAATCTCTCCCACTCCCTTATCCCGCAAATCCTTCAAAGCCTTCTTAGCCCGCTTGTCGATAAGCTCGGGATAGACGGACTTGAGCATCTCGATGATCTGGTCATCGTTCTGCCCTTCGATGATGAGCTTGGCCAATTCGGGGGAGTTGGCGCTAATCTGCTGCAAATCAATCTTCTGGAGATACTTCTTCTCCATGCGCTCCCAGCCGATGTAGGTGATCATCAGCCCGCGCTCTAGGAAGTAGTTGCCAGCAAGCTCCATCTCCTGACGGAAACGCTGGATGTAGGCGGACCGCATCCACTTGATGAACGCGCTCACCACCCTAGCTCGCCCAATGTCAGAGCCTTCTACCGGATAGGCACGGATATTCGCCCGCTCAAGGGACGACATAAACAAGGACACATAGTTGTTGATCCGCTCGTCAATAATGCGGGCCTCCGTGTCAGAAGCCCCATCCCAAGGAAACGCATCACCACCATGCTTGCGCAAATCCGCAGACTTACCCGGCCAATAACACCTGCGCCCATCCGAGCTACTTACGCATTGGTTGAAGTAGGTGGATAGTTCAGAAAGGGTACGATTGTAAGCACCGACAAGTGCAACAACGTCGGGACCTTCATTATCTACGAAAGTTAGGGCCTGTTGCTGCTTGGTTTGTGGCATGATTTGGCGCGGGAGATTGCGTTCTTGATAATACCACAGACGTATGCCTGAGTCCTGCCGATACGGTCGGCAAGCTCATCTGGGAACATTTCTTGCGTTGAGTTGGCCCTAAGCCTTAGTTCGCACTCATACCTTATCATCCTATCGGAGTGCTGGATAAGCCAACGATTGTCCGTCGTAGGATCAATGTGGTTGTCCTTCGACATAGCGGTAGGAGGTTCCAAGATTGTCTGAGATGGCTTCAATGAGGACAACCTTGCCTACAAGCTTGTCTGTAAGCCTACGGGGAATGATAGCCGCAATCTTGCCCCGATCCTTGTTTACGGCAATGCAATAAATCCACTGGGGGTTCTTTGCCTGTTGAACCACCTTGGCCGGGAATACGTCGGAAAGCTTGGGAGCTTCGACTACTTCCGGAACTACTTCGGGCTTCTTGGATTTCTTCATTAGTAGCCACCCCTGCTGGTTTTGGTTGTCTTCAAAGAGTCTTCGTTGATGAAGGTTGCTGGGCTCACGGCCAGATAACGAATGACATCAATTGGGTCCTTCCATGCCTCATCCTGCCCGCCGTCAGCCGTGTATTCCTGTAGGGCTGAGATGATGTTCTCACAACGATCTGAGATATAGAAATGGGGCCTGTTAATAGAGTCTATTGGGCTCTTTCTATTGTAGGCCATCTTGCTTTGTAAAGCTTGTAATCCATCCTCAATGTCTAAGCCGGGTGCTGGGACAAAAGAAAGCCCAGCGTCCATAAGGTCTTCTATGATGGACGATGCCCCATCTAATGTCTGGTACTTGGCTGCGCCTAGACGAGGGTCGATAAGGCGTTCAAAGATGGTGTCCTTGGTTTCCGCCTCAAGGCTGGTTATGAGTTCGACGTAATCCTTAATCCCATAGCCCAGCCCCTTGGAGCCTTCTCCACCAATCCACTTACCTCCATGCCATCTAGCCCAATCCCCCACACTCACATCAGGCCACTCCCGATAGACATACCAAGTATCTGATTCGTCTATGGCTACCCAAGCCATAAACCAGTTCTTGCGACCAGCAGGGTCCAAGATCATGTACTTGGTCTTGCCCTTCAAATCTAACTTCTCATGAGGCAGAACATTAACCTCCCGTGAGAAGTTGGGGAACTTGGTGCTTACCGATTTCGTAGCAATGCCATAAGCACGTGTAAGGATTTCATTTTCCGGTCTGCCTGCAAGGTCTTTGGAGATACGGTCGTAACCACCGAAGGGGTTGTCCCTACTGTGGAAGTAAATGATCCCCGCGTCACGGTTCTTTGATTTCTGCAAATAGGGCACACTTCGACCGCCAAGAAGCTCTGCTTGTTTGGCTCGCAAGAGTTCTGCTCCTTGGACGTAGTCTCTAACCACTTCTGTATACCCATCAATAGGAGTGAAAGTAACAACAAGCTTGCTGTTGCGAGTAGCAAGACGGAACCGTAACGTTGCAAGAAGCTCAGGTCCAATAAGGTATTCATCACACCATGCGCCAATGTTGATCCAATTAGGATCGCGGCAACCAAGCTCAGCACCTTCAAGAATCGTATCGTTGTTGAGATATTGCGCATAGGTTTTGAAGATGATTGAGGATTTACTGCCGGGGAGGATCAGGCTGGACTTACTGAATCCGTTCTTCCGCGTATAGGACACGTTCTCCTCAGTTCCCAGCACCTTAACCCTGTACTCCTCGGGTAAGGCGTCGTAGACAGCCGACTGCTGCTGACGGATGGACACATCCGCATTCTGGGCAAAGCACATGATGACGGACTGTGGGTTCTCCACCGCAGCCTTAACCACGGCATGAGCCGCCCAACTTGTCTTGCCGCTCCGATTGCCCCCACTTACCAGAAGCTCAGAATGCGTGCCTAGAAGTTCCTCCGCATCCCTCCAATGGGGAAGCTTCCACCCATACCTGTAGGGGTCACGTCTGCTATTCGCGATTGCCGAATGATAGACCTCATGGAGCTTGAGGACATCCTCAGCAGCCATCACTGCCAACTCCTCGTCAGTTGGCGGCTTTAGGACTTCGTGCCTTTCCCAGCTAAGACTCAAGGCTTTCCTTGCTCAAACAATGAGCAGATGATATCCCTAGCCGTTGCATTTGGAAACGGATAGTTCCTAACGTCATCATGCTCGTTAGATTTACGAACAAGCGCCACAAGAAAAGACTGAACTTGGTCGTTGTGAAGACTTTTCAACTTATCAATAACTTTGTTTATTCGTATCGCTTCTTCGTTCATGTTGAAAATACTAGTCCTTCTTTTCAACGACTTCCGTGGGACCCAGCTTGTACTTCACCCCATCCCACCGCTCCCCATCAATCAACCACTCAAACACCTGCTCACGGCTTAGGTCCGTAGCCTTGCAGATGGCGTTAATGGCGCGGCTCAGAATGATCTTCTGAAACTCAAACGCCAGCTTCTTATTCTTATTGGGTAGCTTCATTGTTAACAGGCTTAGCAAGAATCTCCACAGACCCAGCCTTCAGCTTAGCCCTAGCCTCCTCAATAGCCTTCATTGCATCCTCAAGGCTAGGAGCTTGGGCCTTATGCTCCACTACCACCTTGTTCTCCCCCATAGCCGACAGGAACTTGTCATTAGCTATCCCCCATGGAATGGCCAAGTCCCGGATGTTAGTCCGCGCCAATTGCTCAGGGTCTTCCGCCAACATCCGCATCTTCTCCTTCTGAAGCAACCTAAGCCCCTCAGCCACATCCAAGGCATCCTGAGCCAGATGCTTCCTCCTCTCCTCCAACACCATTGAATGCCTAGCCTTCAACCTACTAATCGTCTCCCAGTCCAACCCAGTCTGCTTCTTTATCGTCGAATAGCTATTACCATCAGCCAACATCTCCAACACCCTCGCCGCCATTCCGGGGTCCCTCCCTTCAATGTACGCCCCTCCCTTATCGGCCATAGCCGCCACACTCATCGCCAGAGGGTCCTTCATTCTCATGGACCCCTTTAAAAACATTTTTTAAAAAATTTACAAGAGTTTTGTAGAAAAAGCTTGACAAGAATTCTCTACCCCAACTGTATACAGGAGTTCCCGTCACACTTGTGGATTTTTTTTAAGGGGCTTGTTGACTGATCGGGCGCGACCGAGGGCGACAACATTGCGACCCCCACCCCCCGTGTCGGCTGGTGAGTGAGAGCCGTGCGCGACATACGCAGCGACGTGCTGCGGATGCGCGCTAGGCGAAGTGATGCCCATGCGCATATGCGACCGGGTCTCATATGGGTCCTTGCGCATAGGCTCATATGCGAACGAGTCTCATTCGCGCGAGAGTGTGATCGAGTGAGGCAATGGGTTAGCCGTGGTTCGCCATGGTTAGCCGTGGTTCGCCATGGTTTGCCAAGGGTTGCACGTGCCTTCCCTTTGTTTCGCTTGTGTTCCCTTTGCTTTGCTTTGTTCCACGTGGAACATTGCTAGTGTTCATCCGTACACTTCTTCGCGAGCAAGTGCTTTGCATTTACTTGGCGCGGAGTGTAGTGGTTCAAAGGATACGTTCAACGAAAACGTGCCATAACACGTTGAAAGCTTGTGGGTTGTGAGAGCGCGAAAAATAGTTCTATGCTTTTTCGGAAAAGGCGCTAGGGTGTGCGGCGTCGGTTCTTTCACAGTCTAGCAACAAGAGCGAAGCGCGATCCTCGGGGTTGCGCGAGTGCGAGCATAATAAACGCGCGGCGACCCGCAGTAAGTCCGAGAGGACGAGCTAGTAAGCGTCAGAACGTGGCAATAGCCTCTGACGTGCGGCGAGCGCAGTAAAGGCGACGGCGATTGGCTCTAGTATTGGCAAAGGCTACAGGGTTTCGGTTTGCACGCTGAAACGTGACAACTGTTTAGTGCAGTCAAGGGCGCCAACGTGTTATGCGCGTTGCGCTTGCGTTAGACGGCGCAAGCTAGCTCTAGACCCCTTGCAAGTGTTTGCCTCTTCGTGGCGCAAGGGAGAAACGTGGCATTTCGCCACGGCCAAAAACACAAAAACAGAGAAAGAAAAAACCATGTCAGCCGTTAGCATAATCGACAGCGTAAACAGCAACTTGGTGGCGCGTGAGTCCAAAACCGGCGCGACCACTTGGAAAGCAATGTCGCGGAAGTCTTTTTCGCTCACATTGGAAGCGCAGGGACTGAAGGGCCGCGCTCTGAAGAAAGCACATTGGCAGTATCTTCAGCGCACGTCTTCAGAACTGAACAGCGCGGTTTCGTCTGAAATCGCTGCCGGTCGCATCTTCGTCACGTCCGTGTCGGCGAATAGCAAGGGAACAGGCGGAACCGTAAAGTTTGAAACTGCGGACCACTTCGCTCGGCATGAGGTGGGCGAAATTGCGAAGAAGTTGAACGAAACTGACGCCCTGAAGATGCTGTCTGAAAAGTACGGGGTGGACGTTGCTGCTCTCGTT